ATCCAAAAATTCTTTATGAAGGTTCAAAGGGTACGAACAGGCGTACATATGCTGGATTGATGCGTGGTACTGGTAAGAACTTCTTGACGATAAGGCAGACCATGCTGATTGAATCTTTGGGAACTATCCCTGATGAAGTTGTTACATTTCGGGATAGGGAACGTAATTTTGATCATAAACTCCGTTACTTCTTTTGGAAACGCCAGGAAGGTATGTGCCCATTGAAGAACACATATATCGAATCTCGTTATATTTGGGATACGAAAATAACACACATTGATCACAACATCCCTTGGTCAAAAGAAGGTGAAACTTCCGAAGATAATGGTCAGCTGACTTTCGCTGATGCTAATCTGGCTAAGGGTAAAACCATGTTTACTCCAGTGGTGCGTGAGTTATAATCTAACAGGGGGAGCTTCGGCTCCCCCATTTTGAGAAAGATATATAAATTATGACTAATGCTGAAAAAGTTAAAGAATTTATGGAGGCCTTTGGGCAAGAGGTTTGCACTAAATCAGAATTCCCAGAATCAAAAGTTATGGAATTACGATATGATCTAATTCACGAAGAATTAGAAGAATTTGCTGACGCAATATATAATGGAGAGGGAACTATTATAGACGCTGCTGACGCTCTTGCTGATCTATTATATGTTGTCTATGGTGCAGCTCATGCCTTTGGTATTCCTATAGATGAATGCTTTGATGAAGTACATAATTCTAATATGAGTAAATTGGGTGAAGATGGCAAACCAATATATCGTGAGGATGGAAAGATTTTAAAAGGCCCATATTTTTATGAGCCAAAGTTAAAAGGAATTTTGAATGAGTGATTTTTTAAAGAGTATAATTAAAGAAGTAGGGAATGAATATGCTTCCCTTGTTTCAGATGGTGTAGAGGCAGGAGATGTAGAAAGCTATATTGACACTGGTTCTTATATTTTCAATGCATTGTTATCTGGTTCGTTATATGGTGGATTGCCTGCAAATAAAATAACTGCACTAGCAGGAGAATCTGCAACTGGTAAGACATATTTCCTTATGGGTATTATCAAAAACTTCCTTGATAAAGACTCCAATGCTAGAGTTCTTTACTTTGAATCAGAAAGTGCATTGACAAAACAGTTGATTGTTGATCGTGGTATTGATCCTAAAAGAATGGCAATTTTTCCTGTCACAACGGTACAGGAGTTTCGTACACAAACACTCAAAGCTTTGGATTCATATCTTTTAAGGGATGAAGCAGATCGACCACCTTTCTTTTTATGCCTTGATTCTCTTGGTATGCTATCTACCACAAAAGAAGTGGAAGATACATCAGAAGGTAAAGAAACTAGAGACATGACACGAGCACAAATTCTTAAAGCTGCATTTCGTGTGTTGACTTTAAAACTCGGCCGAGCTAAAGTTCCGATGGTAGTAACTAACCATACCTATGATGTTATCGGGTCTATGTTTCCTCAAAAAGAGATGGGCGGCGGGTCTGGACTTAAATATGCTGCATCATCGATTATCTACTTATCCAAAAGGAAAGAGAAAGTCGGTACAGAGGTAGTCGGCAATATTATTCACTGTAAGAACCACAAGTCCCGATTAACGGTAGAGAATAGAATGGTGGACGTTAGACTTACCTATGACAAAGGACTTGATAGATACTATGGGTTGCTAGAACTTGCAGAAAAGTATGAGGTCTTCAAAAAGGTATCTACTCGTTATGAACTGCCGGATGGTTCTAAGCAGTTTGGTAAGGCTATTATGAATGATCCAGAAAAATATTTCACAGAAGAGATCATGACCAAGTTAGAAGAATGTGCAGCTAAGGAGTTCAAATATGCTACAGGTAATTGAGAACTGCTGCTCTTCCTATTACCTTGACAGCATGTTTTATCATGTTACTCAAAGCGACAGATGGAATATGAAATATCCACAGGGTAAGCCGTTTGATGAAAAGCATCTGAAAATTGATGTTATTGATAATGAGATAAAAGAACCTCTTCTTGCTGGATTGGCTATGGGGCTTCTTATGAATGTATATGGTAAGAGACAAGATTTGTTTTTACCGGAGCTATCTTTTTGTGGAATATCTATGAAGGATAAACACCGATTAGATAATACACATACAGATCATGATACTGATCCAGATTATATTAAGGTTTTGGGATTATTAAATTCTGATTGGGGCCCACAAGATGGTGGATTATTCTTACATGGTGATGAAGCGATTCCAATGACGGCGGGAACCTTTATAGTATTTGATCCTAGAGTTCCACATTCATCTTCAGAAATTACAACAGATAAAAAGAGAATGGGTATTGATTTTACAGTAAAAAAAATATAATGGATAATCTCATAAGAAATTATTCGGATGTTCTGACATCAGAAAAGTGTCAGTACTTCATTGATAAATTTGAAGCTAATTCTGAGATGCAAGAAGTGCAAAACAATAGCAAAGGTAAAACTTTGACTGTGATGAATTTAATGAATTCTTCTGATACTCCATTTAGAGAAGATTTGAATTTTCTTGGAAATATATTTATGACCTATGTTGAAAAATATAAAGAGGATTGCGATATAAAATCATTCCAATTTCCAAAGGAATTTGGTGTTGAAGCATTTAAAATAAAGAGATATTTGCCTAATGGAAAAGACGCATTTCCATCTCATATAGATGTTAATAATAGAGAAAATGCTAGACGTTTTTTGGTTATGTTTGTATATCTTAATGATAATAGAAAAGGAGAGACATTAATTAGTCCAAAAGATGATATGTTTGTTTCATCATGCAAGAAGGGGTCTATTGTATTATTTCCCCCTATGTGGCCTTGGATTCATGCGGGTAAAGAACCAGTGAATGTACCAAAATATATTATAGGTTCTTACTTGCATTATGTCTAATAGTTCTGCGCTATCCTCCCTTGCTAAGAACCTTGAGCCCCCTGGCGTCATGTTTCATGAGGAATTTACTGCAAAACAGGCAATGCATTATAATATCCCACGAATGGTTGTGGATATGCCTGCGACAGAAGAGCTGAATAGTTCTCTTGAGCGGGATATACGAGAATCGGGTGACTATTTTGGTGGACGTAATAATTCGGCAACTTGTTTTATGACACAGTGGGATATGCACAAGCATTATGAGTCCTTTGAACAACTAGGAAAGGCAGCTATTGCGGTTGCAGAGAAAGGTGCTCTTGCAGTAAGGACACATTCAGATGGAACAAACGATCCTATCAAACTTTATGTGCAAGAAATGTGGGGATTGATTTATACAAAAGGACACAGCACTAAATCACATACACATTGGCCATCTCTCTGGTCATACACTTATTGTGTAAATGCCCGGTCGTGTTGTGCCCCTCTTATATTTCCAGCGGTAAGTGGTGATGGTTACGAGATTTTCCCCATTACCTCTCAATTAATCGTGTGGCCAGCGTGGATTAATCATTTTGTACCAGAACATACTTGTGATCACGAGCGTATTATGATATCTGGGAATTTGGATGTAATATGGGATTAAAACTAAATGTCTAATATTAGAGATCGATATGTTTTTGTTACAGACAAGAAAGATAATTGGCAATGTATCGGCATTCGTGGCGGCCAATTTGATGGCGTGGTATATAAGTACGGTAAAATTACAATTCCTGAGCCCCCCGAAGAAGATACTGAAAAAGACTTGACATTAAAGTTTGATTATGATATACTATCTACTAATAATTTGCCAGCAAAATGGTTTGGTGAGGAATTCTTTAACCTCATTGGCGATATTCTTGTTGATATTTTGGATCAGAGGATGAAGGAAGGTACACTAGAGTATGTCACTAACGATTGAACGAACTATTCTTACTCAATTAGTTTCTAACGAAGAATATACTCGTAAAGTTCTACCTTTTTTCAAAGGTGATTATTTCTCTGATAGATCAGAAAGAATAGTCTTTGAGGAAATCACAAAATTCGTTGAGAAATATAATAAAATTCCCACTAAAACTTCTTTGGAAATTGAGGTTCAGAGTCGTAAAGACTTAAATGAATCAGATTTCAAAAATGTAATTTCTTTAGTTAAGAGCCTTCAAAATGAAAATGTGAATTTTGATTGGTTAGTGGATACAACGGAACAATTTTGTAAGGATAAGGCGGTATATAATGCAATTTTTGAAAGTATACAAATTATTGATGGAAAGGATAAAAGTAGAAATGCAGATGCTATTCCGAGCCTTCTCACTGATGCCTTGGCTGTTGGTTTTGATAATCGTGTTGGTCATGATTATCTGTCAGATTCAGCTGAACGATTTGACTACTACCATAAAATAGAGAAGAAAATTCCATTTGATCTGGAGTTTTTCAATAAAATAACAAAGGGCGGGCTGCCGGCAAAGACGCTGAATATTGTTCTTGCAGGCACGGGTGTTGGCAAGTCTTTGTTTATGTGCCATGTTGCTGCAAACTGTCTCTCCCAAGGTAAGAACGTATTATATATCACTCTGGAGATGGCTGAGGAACGCATTGCTGAACGAATCGATGCAAACCTTATGAATATCTCTATGGAAGATTTGCATAATTTACCGAAGCAGATGTTTGACAGCAAGATAGAAAAAATCATTAAATCAACTTCTGGTAAATTGATTGTCAAAGAATATCCAACAGCATCAGCACACACCTCACATTTCAGAGGATTGATTAAAGAACTTGCTATCAAGAAGTCATTCAGGCCTGATATTATTTTTGTTGATTATCTAAACATCTGTGCATCCAGTAGATTTAAAGGAGCAATCAGTGTCAATTCTTACATGTATATTAAAGCAATTGCAGAGGAACTTAGGGGCCTCGCTGTTGAAACAAACGTCCCTATTATGTCGGCGACACAGACAAATCGCGCAGGCTTCGTTTCCTCTGATGTTGGGCTTGAAGATGTATCAGAGAGTTTTGGTTTGCCGGCTACGGCTGACTTCATGTTTGCGCTTATTTCTAATGAAGAACTTGATGCCCTCAACCAAATTGCAGTAAAGCAACTCAAGAATCGTTATAATGATCCAACGATTAATAAGAGATTTGTTATTGGTATAGATCGGGCTAAAATGAGGCTCACTGATGTAGAACTAACAGAGCAAAGTGATATTGTTGATAGCGGTCAAGAAGAATTTACCGAATTAGTATTTGATAATACAGATTTTGGTGAAGGATGGAAAGTATAATAATTCTTATTTTATAAATAGGATAAATCAATGAAACCATTTTTTGAAAATGAACATATAACTTTATATCATGGAAATTGTATAGAAGTATTAAAAGAAATTAAAAAGGAAGTTAAAGGAGTAATAACTTCACCGCCATACGCAATGCAAAGAAAAAAACTTTATGATGGTATTGAAGAAGAAGATTATCCAAAATTTACATTAGATTGGATGAATAGTATAGATTTATTGGATAAAGGTAATGTATTAATAAATATTAGGGAAAATATTTCTGATGGAATACTGTCTGATTATATTCTAAAAACAAGATTATTTTTGAGAGAGAATGCTTGGAAAGAAATAGATGAACTTATTTGGATTAAACCAGATTCCATGCCAGTAGGTAATAATAAAAGACCTCGGCGATCTTGGGAAAGAGTTCTTTGGTTTTCGAATCATAATCAGCCAATTGTCTATCCTAAGCATAATGGAAAGCCTTCTAAAAGAATAGGGTTACCAAAAGAACAAACGGGAAAAAATACTGAACAATGGGGTGTTGGGTATTCCGAAGGGTTTTCAGATGGTGTTAGTAGGTGTAAAGATTATGTAGAAGTTACTATAGGTTCAAACGCAAAAACAAATCACCCAGCATCATATCCAGTAAAATTGGCAGAATGGATGATAAAGTTAATTTCTTTACCGGGAGAACTTGTTTTGGACCCATTTATCGGTTCTGGTTCAAGTGCTATTGCTGCATTAAATACAAACCGAAAAATTATAGGTATTGATAGCAAAAAAGAATATTTAGATTTTTGTGTTGAAAGAATTGAGAAACATACGAAAACACAAGACTCAACCTCAAACTTGGAAGATTTTTTAAAATGAAGGCATTTAAAGAAGTTTTAGAAGAAACGGTAGCTTATGCTGGTCTTGCTTATGAATTAAAGGTTCATACTGCAATGAAAGCTGCGAAAATTCCTACCTTAAATTCTGGTGATAAACCCGGCGCAGGATTTTCTAATGTTGGTGCTGGTGATATTGAAGCATCTTACAAGGGTGATCCATTTAATATAGAGATTAAGGCAAGTCCTAATGATCAGATGGGCGGCGGTTCTTTTAGATATGATATGGCAACTGGAACATTTGCGCCTGCAAGAGAGATGGACCCAGAAGATTTAGACCTGTTGATGACCGCCGCAAAAGAAAAAGTTTCAGATATTAATAATTATATAAAAGCAGCTAGACAAATTGAACCAAAAGATTATCACAAGAATATTGCAGGGATACCTTTGAAAATATCAGTGGAAGGTAGAGCGAAACTTAAAACTGATGGTCTTCTCGCAAAGATAAACAAAAATGTAAAAACTAGCACAAATTTTATTATTAGACATTATAATAAAAAAGGTGTTTATTATATGCAAGTTGGTGGGGCTGGTTTATTTTATATGGGAAAAAATCCTTTTAAATTAGATGTACCAGAACTGAAGGGAGAAATCCAAGTTGAGATGAGACTTGGATTTGCCGGTGGAAAACAATTTTTTAACACTGAACCAGAACTAACCCCTGCCCGTTCAGCAGGACTTAGATTGCAGGGTAGGTTGAAAACAAAAGGTAAGTCAAAATATAGTTTAGATAGTGTGGATGATATAAAAAAGTTGTTTGGCATTACATAATAGGCACTTGACACCATCGTACTCTCTCGTTATTATAAATAATATAAACATAGATGGAGAAGTTGATGAGTTTACAACAATATGTCCGCCAAGTTCGGCCGAGGACAGAATCATACATTCCGCCCGTAGATAAGGTTCAGAATTTTCTATCTGAAGCCTATAATATTCCTTTGGCCTCTGAAGAGGATATTGATGCTTTTGATTTTAAAGGTGATAAAACAGACTTAAAGAAACTTTTTAAGTATGTTAAACCTATTTCAAAACCCACATCTTCAGCAGATGTACCCTTAGTTGGTGGTGTTGGTAGTGATGGTGGCAAGATAAAAATTAGGGGTATAAAGGGTACAGATGATGAACAAAAGGTAATAGATTGGATTAAAGAAAATCTTCCAGGTATCGAAGGAATTTCTTATGGAGCTGGAAAATTCGGTGAAGGCGGTAATAAAATACATGAAAATACACAAGAAATAATGGTTGCTACATTGTGTCTTATGAATAAAAATTTCTCAACAACAATGAACGCTGTAGATGCAAATAAATTAATTGAAGATGCAAAAGAATTATATAATAGTGTGGAAGGTGCATCTCTTAGGCCAGAATTGTTAGAACAATTTAATGGTAATTATAAAGACCTTGGAACAGCCATTTCTTCTGCAAATGCAATTAAAGGCATTGTTACAACAACGGATAAAACATATTGGACAGGTAAAGGGTGGCACTCAGAGATTACCCATTTAAATCCATCTGTGACGGGAATTAAAGATTATAATTCATCTGATATTGTTGTCAAAGGTGATGATGGTATATTTTATGGGTTCTCTTTAAAGAAGAAAGCAAAGAGTAAAGATGTAGACCCAACTTTAATTAATAAGCCAATTACTGGTTCTAAATCTTTTTTGGCCAATATATTATCTGAAACCGATGTGTCCACTATTGAGAACGCAAAAATAGACCTTTTTAAAGGTATTATTATGTCTCATTATAAAAAGACTCCAGACGAAATGAGAGTAATTGACAAACTCCCTTGGAGTAAAGGTGGAAGAGCACCAAAAGAACCTAATTCAATTGCTCGTTATTTAAAGGACATTCCAAAAAAAGTATTAGATTCACAGGTAAAATCTCCTAAAAACACTTTTTTTAAAGCAGTTGATGATATTTTGATGAGTGAAGAAAACGCTAAGAAATTTGTGGTGGATTTTTTAAAATTTGTTTTAAAGTTTGATATGCCAGAAAAAATTACACAAACTGGTACTGAATTTGAGTTTTATCTTCTTACTGGTATAGGAACACAATCTGGCGATAATGTTGTTGCAGAAGAGGCTAATGTAAAAGATTTACCTCAAGTAATTCAAGTTTTAACTGAAATCTTTGGAAGGGATGAATTAAAATTAATTAGGACAACGGGCGCAAAAGGTAAACCTAAACTCAATGCTTATGAAGAAGGGGCTACTGCTGCTAAAAATTTCTATACCATAACAGATGCAGGCAAAGATATCTTAAATATAGAAATAAGATATAAGGGAGAATATACAGCAAATCCTCAATTCCAATGCAACGTAACTGCCAATTTTAAAAATCTATTTAAAGAGTAAAAAATGATATCATTCTCAGAAATGCTCCTAGAAGACAAGGGCGGCAAAAACCTTCATCTAGAACATCTAGAAGATGAAATCCTCAACTATGGTGTTGATGGCGGCCGAGCTGCAATTAACTTCCTACAGTCCTTGCGTGACATGTTGAGTGGTTCTACACGTTCCAGTGTAAACATGACGGTTAAGTGGGACGGAGCTCCGGCAATCTTTGCAGGGATTAATCCTGATACTGGTAAGTTTTTCGTTGCGAAGAAGTCTGTGTTCAATGTCAGCCCAAAATTATACTCGACAAATAAGGAGATAGATGCTGACTTATCTGGCACACTTAATGAAAAGTTTAAAGTTGCGCTTAAAGAGTTCTCCAAGCTGGGTATCAAAGGAGTTCTCCAAGGTGACTTGATGTTTACGGACGATGTTGATTCAGAGACTATCGATGGCGTTAAATATTACACGTTCCAACCAAACACAATCGTATACGCCGTTCCTGTTGATAGCGCATTAGGTAAGACTATCAATAAGGCAAAGGTTGGTATTGTCTGGCACACAACATACTCAGGTGACACTCTACAGGGTATGAAGGCATCGTTTGGTGCAGACATTAAAGGATTGAAGAAACCTTCTAGTGTTTGGATGGATGATGCCAGCTACAAGGACGCAAGTGGAACTGCAACATTTACTGCTGGGGAGACAGATAAAATCACCGCTCTACTGTCACAAGTTGGAAAAACTTTTCAATCCATCAATGCGAATGGGTTGCGTAAGTTTCTGACAGTTCAGAATGGTATGACAGGTTCGATTGCTGGTGCATCTCTCAAGACTTACAACAACTCAAAGGTTCGTGCGGGTGAGAAGATTAATAACCCTGGCGCTCATGCGAAGGGTTATGAGACATGGGTTCAGATGAAAATCCAAGAACAAATTGACAAGGCTAAATCACCAGTTGGTAAAAAGAAGTACGAAAACATGCAGAAAGAATATATGCGTGAGGTTAAAAAACATACCGCAAATCTAAAACAGATTATTACTTTTCAGAATCTACTGGTTGATGCGAAGATGCAAATAGTTAAGAAACTAAATAGTGTCAAGGGTTTGACAGGCACATTTGTAAAGACCAAAGA